CATGACCGGGACCCCCGGGGGCAGTAGAGATGTCCTGGGCGCCTTTTACATCCATCAACAGGTTCATAACTTTTATCCTCACCATCGGAGATTGGGAAATTGTCTGTGCAAACACCCCTGATTGTGCGCCGGACGCGTCGGGCAATTCGGTGTAGTTCGGATAAAGGAACTGAATTAATTTCTGTACTCTTCCCAAATTTTCAAAAGCTTCACTCTCGGTCTCTGCTGGGATTTTAAAAGCTAACGAAATCTTTCTTGTCGTGTTTTTAAACAAATAAATTGGATCGACACGACCGTAAACCACTTCCGGGGCCCAATCTGAGTTATAAGATTCGTTATACGTTGTTATGAATGCTTTAAAATAAACTGGTGTTTTGCTTGGTACATGATAGAATGAAATCCATGCACCTCTCTTGTTAGCATATGCATCACTTGCTCTGACGTATGCTGGGCTTGTGTTCGAATCTTTTTCAAATTTTTGAGAGTTAAAAAATGCCATTTGTGTTTTCTCCTATGCTGTTTGTAAGATGCCGTCAACGACGACGTTCGCCACGGCGCCTTCCAAAAGATCCTTGGTGGCGGCGCCGTCAAGAGCAAGAGCAAACGTAGCTCTGAGTATGGACGGAGCGCCTGTCGTGTCGGCTGCGGTGGTAGTGGTGCCCGCGGCGCGCTGGGCTGGTGCCATTGTTCGCTTCACGTTATATTCCGCGGCCGCGTAGCCGAGATTGCCGACACCTCGGGCGGCCGCCGGGGCGCTGGTGGCCATGTCGTCAAAAGTCGCGGCCTGAACTTCCAGAGCAGCAACATAGCTAAGAGAATGTTCTCTAGTAAATTGATCGCCTGCTTTTGCCGCCGAATCGCCCATCATTCCAATGCCTCGACGAGCGTTTTTAGCTCCCAAGCCGATTTTATCAACTAACCCGGCCATTAGTGAGAGGCCCTCCAAAAATGTCGGAGAAGATCGTTTTTTGCTTATAGCATACCACACCCCGGTAATTGCCGCTCCTACTGCGAGGAGGACGGCAATGCCTGCTATCCATGGCGCAAAAGCCGCGGCAGTAGTCACGCCAAAGATCGCCGTGGATATAGTCACGAGTTTTAATATGGCCATGAATATTAATATAGGCGGTACTAATAATTTCATAGCTGCTGTATTCTCTCCCACCCACTTAAATATTCCGCGAAGTCCTTCAACCAAGCTGGTCATCACGGGCACCAAGATAACAAGCAATGCTTTCAGCTGCTCCTGTGCGGTAGCATACGCTAGCGCTTCTTCTGCTGCTTTTTGAAAATCTTCTTCGGTTTGATTCATTGAATCTCCCAGCAAATCAGTCCTACCAGACATCACCAACGCCAATTCACTGACATCGCCCAATTTGAGCGCTTCTGTATAAAACAATCTCTGTTGGTAACTCATCTCATTGAAGGATAAGCCGGTTTGTGATATCGCATCACGAATCATATCAAATCTTGCGGCGGGATCTTCCTCCATCATGAGATCCATCGCATTCACAAAGTTTCCGCCTAGTGCGGCGTTTAGCATTCCTGCCTGTTCTGCGGCGCCTTCGAATGTATCAAACTTTTCAACCAACGCAAGGATCTTGGGTATTTCCATACCAGTAAGCTTGGATTGTATCGCTACGCCTTTGAACGCTTTCATACCTTCATTGCCGAATTTTGAAAGCTGTGTGGTGGCGCCGGCGAATCCTTCAGTTATTCTCGATGGAGCCACACCAATCTCCACCGCAAATTCTTTCAAACCCAACAAGGCTTCGTCGGCCTGGTCAGGCAAGATGCCCATCGCTTTGGTCATGAATTGAACACTCTTGGCAGCATTTTCAGCGCTAACACCAAGCTTGCCCAAAACGGCGATGGTTTGACCTAAACTTTGTCGGACTTCTTCGTTCTGAAAGGTGAAATCCGTGTATGTGTTAAACAATGCTGTATGTGCGGCGGAGGCGTCTTCGATACTGACACCATATTGTTTCGTTGCGTGAAAAGTGTCCATCATAGAACTAGCAAATTCCTGCGAGGCGCCGGTGGCTTTTCTAAATTGATTCTCTGCGTCCATTATCGCAAAGGCGAGACCAATGACACTATTGGTGAAGCTGCTAAGTACCCCGGTTGTGAGGCCGCTTGTGAATGCCAGGAGTCCGACTCTTCCACCTTGGACCGCCTTCGTTATACTTTTTAAAGTCTCTGTTGCTTTGGTCGAACCGAACACCTGAAAAGCACCTCCGAGTGATGTACCAAGACCTTCGGCGGCAGCTACGGATTTCTCCAAAGATACGTTAAAGATCTCAGCCTCTTTGTGTAATATCTTCCACATTTCGGCTTCTCTTTCAACCACTTTGATCCCGTTGGCAAGTTCTTTATATTTTTCTTTGGCGAGACTCACGTGCTTGCCGGCCACCTCTTCGCCTTGGAGCGCTTGTTGCAATTCTTCTCTTTTGTGCCGAACGCTCTCCCTAAGCTGTTCGTTTTTCTGCACTATATAGTCCAGATCTAACCCGCTACTTTTTATTGTCTTCTCATAGCTATCAACAACTCTCTGGCGCAAACTAACTTCTTTTTCAAGCTGCTCGACTCGCTGTTCGGCGCCAACGCGGGCGCCAGTGGTGTCGGTCGCGGCCGCATCTCCTGCAGCGGGAGTGGTGGCCTGGGCTGATAGGAGCTGCTCGATTCTTACTAAAGCAGCTAATAGGTCTTTGTCGCCATTGTCATTGCCATTGTCATTAGGCATAAAAGGTTCCTCTTTGCGCGTCTAAACTTAAATAGTTTCCCATAAAAAAAGACAGGGCTATGAACCCCGTCTGTTCCTTGCCATCATTTGTGATGGCGGTGCCGGTTGATTGTGGGCGCCTAATGTTTGCGTTTTGTTGGAACCTTTCGTGGAGCGCTCAATCGCTTCGTTTTCCGCTTCCAATTGTTGTACCAATCGCTCGACAAACCACTTACGCAAACCTATTGGTAAATTGTATGATTCCGAAAAAGACCAACCGCCGGAATATTTCAAAAAGAAGAACTGCTCGTACACGTTCTCCATGTATTCATCGGTCAGGCCAAAAAAAGTCCGCAGAAAGCGGAGCCTCCAAGTGGTGCTCCGCATCACACTCTGCACATACAAATTGCTGGGTAAGATCAATATTTGGCGCAATTAGTTTGTATGCCATTCGTAAATGCCGAGAATCCATAGAGGGAACGTTTTGAACCAAGTAACTTAGCGCTTCTTGAGAAGAGTCGCCGTTGACTGCGGTTACGATGTTGACAATTTGCCTGGTAATGTTTTTCTCGTAGGTTTTTTGTTTTCGATCTGCTTCCGCGCCTTTAAATAGCTGTTTCTCATCTCTCCCCGTAAGGAGTCGAAAAGTCACCTCTACTTGCGTTCTCGGAAGCGTAATATTAAACGTACCATCCCCATTATTAGCAACATCTATCTCATCACCCTCTATGCCGTTATGGACTTTAGCTTCATTTAAATCAAAGGAATATTCTTGCGCTGTCGCACATGAGGGACACACAACTCGGGTATTATACTCGTTGCCGTATCCCGAAACTCGCATGGCAATGATAATTGCATTTTTATCACCAACCAAGAGAGAATCCTGTTTTATTCGTTTATCCACAATTAAGTTGTCGACTACTCTATCAAGCGCAACACCTTTTTTGATGAGCGTTTTTGATGTAAGAATATCCTCTTCTTTCGCCGTCATTTGACGAATTTCAATACTATCTTGCCCGTGCAGGGGATGGCCTTGTGGATAAAACTTTCCCTGTGATGGCAATTCCACGAACTCCGTGGGAACGACAAACGAAAAACCACCACCACCTTCGTTTTGCATTGCTTGTGGTGGAGGAGTCGTGTCGTGCTGTTGAACACCGCCCATGCGGTCTCTGTTTCTAGACAATATACACCTCTTTTTTATCTATTATACGCTGAAGAACTCTGTGCCACCGTCACCGGCAACAAGAACTGAACCATTATTAAAGGTCTCAACTCTCGCCCAATCATACTTAAGGGTGACAGACATCTCAGTTAAATCATCAGTACCATAAGCCAACTCACCAAACTTTGCTTCAGTAAGGAAAGAGTTCCAAAGTGTCCACTTTTCTAATTCTCCGCCATTTGAATCAATCTGGGTAATAATCACAGTTCCCAGCGCACCGGCAGCTTTTGCTTTAGAAATGGTCCCCATGCTATCGGTAGTAGCGTCAGTGGGAGGAGAATAACCGGATTGAACGAGAATATCAGCCAAGGTCGCGGCCATATCGGGGTCGACTGGGTCAACAAGTGTAATGGTAATGTCCTGCCATGTTACTTTTCCGGGATAGTTGAAAACATGGTTCAAATAATTGTGTTGTACGGCTTCGACCGTAAAGCTTGGTTTTGCTGCTGTCTTAGCATACCAAAGTGTAGCACCGCCCTGTGGGGCGCTAATCCCCTGAAACTCCACATAAAATCTAAATTGTCTCTTTGGATCTTTTAATGTGGTGTCTTCACCAAAGTTTGTTGACCAGAATGGCATTTTTAAGAACTCCTATAATCTATTTTTAAATAGTGTGGTGAGGGAAAAATCCCTCACATCTTTAATCATCAAATGATGCCCCTGTTGACATGATAACAAAGTCGATGGCAATGTATTCAATAGCACGAGCAGGTTTAATCATAATCTTTGCATACAAAACATTCTGATCGATAAGATCCGGGGTAGTGGTGGATTCGTCAAGAATCAGACGATAATCCGTAATACCATAGCCCACCTTGACGTTAGCAAGGAATGGCTCAATCAAAGCCTTAAATCGATTCCACGTTGCTTGCACATTCTGCTCAAAGAGAATCTGCGTTGAAAGAATGGAAATCTGCTTCTTCAAGTAAATCACCAACCTTCGCACGTTAATTCTGTCAAGAGCAGATTGACGCTCTTGCAGCGTCTTCTGTCCAAAGACAACTATTCCGCTAGAGGGGAAAGAAGCAATGGGGTTAATGTTGGCTTCATACAGCGTATCACGCTCTTTTGAGGTCAACCGCTGAGTAACGCCCGTAACGGGGATACCAGCAGCACCGTCAGAGAGTCCGCCGCGGTTAAAGCCCGCGGGAGCAAACCAGATCTCAGCTGCTGCTTCGGACGATGCCAAAACACCCATCATTGCGACAGATGGTGGAATCCAGAGCATTGCGCCGGTTGCATCATCCCGCGTCTGTACCCAAGGATAGAATGTGGCGCCATAACTTGAATCGATTATTCTATCACGAAGCGAGTTGGCAGCATTTGTTGGCGTGCTCGCAAGTCGGTTAGCCTTGTTGGAGTAGTATGACTCATGAGCAGGAACATACACATTTGG